TGGCGAGGGTTCGGCGCTGTCGTCTTGCGGCGCATCGCCATCCGCTGCGGGGGCCTCCGCCTCTCGGACATCCCGCCCCAGCACGATGGGGGTCTTGATCTTCCCCCAGTGCGGGCAGCCGTCACACCCGCCCGGGTTGTTCTTCTCGAACGTAGTGCAGTAGTGGGGGCCGCCCGTGCCGGTTGCTTTAGCTTCCGTCCTCTCGGGTGTGTATTCTGGGTGCCCCTGTGAGAGCGCGTGGATAGCGCTGTCCCGGTCGGCGCATGCCTGCGCGACGGAGAGGGCGTCCCTCCAGCGTTCATACCCTAGCGTCGCACGTTCTGTGTAGCAGGAGAGCAGCTGGGGGCATCCGTCGCCCTTCGCGCTGCGGCGCATGATCTTGGCGAAGCTGGATATCCGGTCGTCGGCCAGCATCTCGCCGAGGGCGGTCAGGGGTCGTTTGCGGGAACCCAGCTGGAGTTGGGACGCTCCCTCTGGGTCATGGGCGCGTACGTCCACCACGTCCGCCTCAACCTCGACGCCGAGCATGGCGCATAGGTCAGGGAAGGGATGGGGGCTCCCGACGAGAAGAACACATACGGGAAGGGGTTCTTCCCCCTTGAAGTTGTACGTTCCCGGGACGCGCAGGACGCGCGCCACCTCGAAAACAGACGGGTCAACATGGAGATCATACCGCGTGCATAGCCTGTGCAGGGCGGAGGCGGCGGCCTCCCATTGCGAACGAGTTACTGCTTCCTCAAATGGCCAGTAGACGTGCAGTCCGCGCCCGCTGTCGACGACGATGGGGCGGGGCAGCTTGGTGTCAGCGCAGAAGGTCTTGAGGGCGGCCATGCCCGCGCGCTTGGTAGCGTATGGCTTGTTATCCCCGCAGTCCAAGTCCAGCCACAGACTACGGAGCGCCAGCACGTTGCTCTTGGTTCGCCCTTCGTCGGTGGCGAAGCGGGCCACGCCGAAATATACGTCGCGCTCTTGGGCGGTGAGCTTCTCGAACAGTGCGTCCGCTTCCTCGCGCGTGTCCACGAGCGTCTGCCGGACACGTCCGTCCTTCATGCTGAATACCGCGATCCACCCGGTACTGGGCTGCACGGCGCTTAGAAGGTCGAAGTTGTTCATGGGCGCAAAGCATCAAAGAGGCAGCTAAGCCCCTGCTCCAGTACAGGTTAATACATATCGGTAGCGCTAGGCGGTGAGCTCGGCGAGGTACGCCTCGATGTGAGGTACGTACTGCTCCTTGGGGCGGTTATCCCCGCAGAACCAGTGGTACACCGTCACACGAGATACCTTAAGCCGCTCGGCGATCTCACGCACAGGGATTTTCCGTGCGATGCAGACCCGCCCAAGCTGGACCCCTATAGAACTGGGATCGGCAGCTTGGGCGCGCTCCACGGTACGGACGCTATAGCCGTAGCCGTTGGTGCTCATCAGTCCTCCTCGCCCCACTCGGCGATGACGGCGGCCATGTCGCTCTTCGCGGGGGCATCCGCAACGGGGCGTTTAGCCGCTGTACGCTTGACGGGCTCAGCCACGAACGGGGGCTCATCGTCCTCCTCGTCCACCACCGCTGCACGCGCCTTGCGGGCGGGCGGGGCTTCGTCCTCCTCGTCCGGCTCCTCGGAGCGGATCACCTTCGGCTTGGCCGCAGGCTGCTCCTTGAACACCGAAGTCTTGGTGTCCTTGGCCGCCCTGTCTACGGCGGCCACGGTGAGCATGGTGTAGCTCTTGGACTCCGGCGTCTTCTGCGCGGACATGACAAGGTCGTACTCGTCGTCGCTCAGGTTGCGCACCGGGGTGAAGAGCAGGGCCATGGTCTCGGCGTCCGGGTCGAAGGACACTCGGGTGATCACAGTATCCACAGACTCGCCGTTGGCGGAGAGGAAGCGGTTGTAGCTCTCGAACGGGTGGACGTTGCCGACGCCCTTGCCGAACAAAGACTTGGCCGGGATGTTGAACTGGTAGACGTCCCCGCTGTCGTCGCCCGCGAGCAGGACGGCCACGCGCCGCTGGAAGCGGCAGGCGCGGCTCTTGCCGTTGGAGCCCGAGCCCTCGACGTTCTGCGGGCAGCTCGCGCAGCTAACCGCCTGCGGGCTCTCGGCAGAGGGTTCCGGCTTGTCACCGAGGTTCGACCAGCAGTCGGGCAGGGTGGCGTCCTTATCCGGGTCGTAGGCTTCCGCGTAGAAGGTGCGGGACACCTTCGGCAGGGCGCCGATCACGATCAGGTCCACCTCACGCGCGGCCTTGCCGATCTGCTCGCCGTTCACCATGCGGCGGAAGAAGCCGTTGGTGCTCGTCTGGATACGGCGGATGTTGGCCGACGCAGACAACGTCTTGCCGAGCTCGGTGAGCTCGCGGGTCCCGCGCGTCGCGACGCGGCCTTCCTTGAAAATAGAGACTTCGCCCATGTTCGGGCCTCCTACTTGTTGGTGGGTTTACGCACTTGGATGGTGTAGCGGCTGTCCGACTGGAGCCCGGCGGGCATGCGGTCGGGGTTGTCCGCCAGAAACTGACGCAGGTTGCCGTTGTGGATGCGCCGCTCAAGGAGCTCAAGGCCCCCAGCATCGGCGTTCTCCAAGACAAAGGCGTGCATGGCTTCCCAGTCACTAGTCCAGTACCGGGAGATGACCTTGCGGGTAACAGTGCCCGCCGCCGTGCGCAGGCTATCAGCGCCCAGCTTGTTGCAGGTGGCGAGGATGATGGCCGTGTACTCTTCCTGCTCCGCTTGGAGCTCGGCCATCGCTACCTTGTGGGCTTCTTCCATGTCCCGCATCTCACTGCGCAGGACGACGTATTTGGCGACAGCCTCTTCGAAGCCGGTATCTTCCGACATGTCGTGTTCCTTGTGTTGGTCCGCCCGCAGCGTACCTGTATTGTTTACATAGTCAAGGGGTATCGTCGATGGCGCGACGGTACAGGTCCACGATCTTGGTGTGGTTGGTGATGCCCGTGCGCAGCATGGCGTAGAGCTTGGCCTCCACGTCGCTGCCCTGAATGTGCACCACCGTCATGTTGTGCTTCTGCCCCGGGCGGTCGATGCGGGCGTTGGCTTGCAGGTAGGTCTCCACGCTTGTGACCGGCGCGTACCAGATCACAGTGTCAGCCGCAGTCAAGGTCAGCCCGTGAGCAGCGGCCTGCGGTTGGATCAGCAGCACATGCGGGTCCGGCTTCTTCTGGAAGTCCTCGATGATTTGGGCCCGCCTATTCATGGGCACCGCGCCGTTGAGCACGTCGCAGGATATTTTGTGTTTGGCTAGCGTATCGCGCAGTAGCTCTATGGTGTGCGTGAAGGGGACGAACACCAGCACCTTGTGCGCGGCCTCCTCGATGGCCTCCAGCACCACGTTCATGCGGTTGGAGATGTCGAACTCCACCACCTCGCCCGTGTCGGTATAGACAGCGCCCCCGGAAATCTGGAGCAGCTTGTTGATGCTTGTGGCGGCGTTGACGGCTGTAACCGACTCGTCGGCGGCCTCGAACCGCATCTGGTTTTTCAGCTTGGCGTAGAAGGCGGCTTGCATGGGGGTGAGGGGCGCGTCGCGCTCGACGTGGAGCACGGGGGGCAGGTCGAGGCACTGCGCCTTTTCAAAACGGATGGCTGGCTGCAAGACGCGGTGCACCACATCCCGCGCGCTCTTCTTCGGGGCCCATTTGAACTGCGTGACCTTGTACATAACCTGATCGCGGAAGGCGCCCCAGTAGCGCGGCAGCGCGCCGGGGTTCACCAGCTTGGCGAGGCCGTAGGCGTCCAGCGGGGACTGCGCGGCGGGCGTGCCCGTCATCATCCAGAGCCACTTGGAGTGCAGCGCGACATCGCGGAGCACCTTCCACCGCGCGGTCTGCGCGTTCTTGTAGGCGGATGCCTCGTCCACGATGATCAGGTCGAAGCCCGCAGCGATTGCGTCTTCCTTCACGGTGGCCAGCCCGTCGAAGTTGATGACGACGAACTCCGCCCCGGCGTTGATGATCTTCTTGCGCGTCGCCGCGCTCCCGTGCGCTACGGCGCAGCTGCGGTGCATGGCGAACTTGAACAGGTCCTGCTGCCACGCCGACTTCATGATCGACAGGGGGCACAGCACCAGCACGCGTTTGATACGCCCGAGGCGCATGAGATAGTCAGCTGCCCAGATAGCGGCTGCGGTCTTGCCCGTACCAGCTTCGGAGAAACAGAACGCCTTCGGGTGTAGGGTTAGAAAGGACGCCGTTTCTTTTTGGTGCGCGAAGGGTTGGAACTTGCCAGTCCATTTATAGTCACGCAGTATGGGAGAAGGAACTTCACCCACTGAAAGAGCAGCAAGAGCTTGAGCTTCATCGAGGCCCCAATTGACTGCGACATCGTACTCATCTCCTTCCTGATTTATTACTTTGCTCTTGCGGACGTGGTCCGTGATCTGCTGCGGGTTCTTCGTCCGCAGCAGTAACGCCTTGTCGTCTACGATCTGCACTATTTCACCGAATGGTCTTTGTTGCGCGGGAACGACCGGTTGTTGCTGGCCGTCTGCACCCGCAGATTTTTGACGGTGTTGGAGCCGCCCTTGGACAGGGGCTTGGCGTGGTCGACGTCCTTGCCGTCGCCCTTCCGCACCTTGCCCGCCTTCATCATCTTGGCCCGGGCCGCGTTGCGCGCCGCACGACGTTTCTTCTGCTCTTCCGTGCCTTGGTACGTGTCGTACTCACGGCGGTAGTTGCGGTCAGACTTGTCCTTGTACGGCACGGCGGCCTCCTATGATGAAAGCGGTTAGTAACCCCTATCGCGGTAGTGGGCGCAAGACGTCACGGGGCAGAAGCCACAGAGGGGGCCGCTCTTGGCGTTCCACACCCCCGACGCTTCGGCATGCTCCAGTCGGTCCAACTCGGTTTCGAAGACGTTCAGGTAGTCGTGCACGCTGTCGGGGCTGTGCTCCTTGCGCAGGAACTCCTTGGCCAGCACGAACGCGAGCGCCGACTTCACCTTGGTCAGGTTCGGGTAGTGCACGAACAGCGCGCCCGCCATCAGGTCCAGCTGCTTCATGTCTGCGTAACGGGTGTTCTTGCCGGTCTTGTAGTCCACCAGCAGGGCGCGGTCGCCGTTCAGGATGACCAAGTCGACGACACCGCGCCACCACACGTCCTTATCGAAGAAGTCGCAGGGCTCGTAGCCATCCCGGGTCTTGCGTACCCCCAGCTTGAGCTCGGTGAGCTTCTCTCCCGGCATCGCCATGAAAGCGCCGACGATGGGCTCCATGAAGGCGAACTTGGCAGGGAGCGGCTCATCGAACTTGACCCGGCGCTCCGCCGCCTCGTGCACGGCAGTGCCGTAGAGTGCGGCCTGCCCGCCTTCGTCCTTCACGTCCTTCGCTACCCGCAAGTGGTAGTACTTCTTGGGGCACTGATCGAAGGTCTTGATGCTGCTGTACGACCAAGCCGCCATGTCAGTGCCCTTCGCAGTACGAGACAAGATATATAACCGCACCCAGCGTGAGCAGGGTTACGGCATATATCGCTATCCACTTAGCTTTCATTACGGACCGTGTTGGACTTGATTATATCACCGCCGAACACATACGTCCCCACATGCTCCAGCTTGATGAACGGGTTGGCGTGGACCTGCCCGCCGTGCTTCCGCCATGTTTCGCAGAAGTGGTAGTCTTCGGAGAGTAGCGCGCCGTTGCCATCGATACTGGTAGCGAAGTACTCGGACGTGATGGGGAACTGCTCGGCGTCTGACGCTCCCGGTATGTAGCCTACCCGGAACTTGGGGACGTGGGGCTCAAGTTCTTCAAACACCCGGCGCGCGATGAGCATGAAGCCCGTGCCGCCGTGCCGCACCTCGATCAGGCCGCTCTCGTCCGTTTCCGCAGGGGCTTGGCTCGGCAGGTTGAAGACGAAAGAGCCGCTGTAGTCCCGCAGCGAGGCGGCGCTGCGGCCATCAGTAGCCGCCGCAGCCACCACAGGCCAGTTGATCTCCTTCTTCGGGTAGATGCCGCAGACAAGGGGCTTACCTGTGTCGATCAGCATACCCACAGCCCCGCCATCGAACCCGATGTCGGCGTCGATGAACATCAGGTAATCCAGACCCGATGCCATGAAGAGGCGCGCAAGCTCGTTGCGTGCCCGGGGGATCAGGCTCTCGTTGCTCAGCTGCGTCCAGTACATATCCACGCCGCGCTGGCGCAGGTTGTTTGCGGTGCTCAACAGCCCCTGCACGTAGTTGCCGGTGCACATGCCGCCGTACATCGGCGTAGCGACCATGACCGACGTGCGTTTGGTTTCGCTCTCCGCTTCGCCTTGGGCGTCCACAGGGGGCGGTGGGTTTTTGGTCGGCATGTAGGTTCCTAGTTCTTGCGCACCGCCAGCTGGTAGCCGACGTGCAGGAGTTGGAGTTCTTCCGCGAAGATGTTCACGAAGGCGTCGACGGCGACCTTGGGCCTGTGCAGCACGTCGCGCGCCGCGCCCCAAGTATAGTCGTCAAACACCATGACGCCGCCCGGGCGCAAAAGCCCCCATGCGAGACATGCATCCGTCAACACGTCACAGGCGATATGTGACCCGTCGATATAAACAAAGTCAAACAGTTTTTCGTCGACGAGCCGAGAAAGCACGGCGCGGGATTTGCCCTTGAGTTTCTCCACGTAGCGGTCGGGGAACTTGGCGCGCGCAAGGGCGACGTTCTGGTCAAACAGGGCGCTCGACCCCGCCACATCGAACTCGCCCCCCTTGTGCTCTTCTCCGCCTTCCCACGTATCCACAGCGTACAGGACGCCGCCGTCTTCCATCATGTGCTCGATGGTCCAGACCGTGCTGCGGCCCTCGAAGGAGCCCACCTCAAGGAAGCGGGACCGGGAGTGCATGAGCGAGCGCAGGTGCGCCCACACCTCGGGCGCCCAGTGGAACCAGTCGGTCGTGAAGCGGTAGTCCGTGGCGTCGCTCATTCCCCGCGCCCCCACGCCAGAACGGATTTGCGCTCAAGTTGAGCCATCTGTGCGGCTTCATACAGTTTGAGTATGTGGCTGGTCCTACCGGTGTTCATCCACCCAACGGCGTCGACCCGGCTCAACCGCTCCTCGGGAACAAGCATCTCGTGGAGGACTTCCTTGTGCATGACGTCCTTCATCAGCCCGCTCAGCGCGCCCGTGACCGCCGTGCGTTCCTCCTCGGTGAAGTAGCCCTCGTACTTCGTAATCAGCCGCCACATATTCGACGGTGGGCGCTCCGTGAACTCCTCCGGGTGAGACTCCATACGCTTAAGTAGCAGCTGCACAGCTGGGTGTAGGTCTTCGGTCATACTCATGATCCTTTAATAGGTCTCCAAAGTCTTCTGTTCGCGTGCGGGTAGTA